CGACCAAGAAGTCCAGTAAACTTTGTAAGTAGCACCCATAGGGTAACCCATAATAGCACAACACAGGTCTACGGCTGTATAGTCATAGCATTGTTGATCTGGGCAGCTCCAGTTCGCAGAGGCTGTCAAGTGTGCTGTCTTGTTTATACAGACATTCTCAGCTACTGGGTCTACCTTAAATTCCGTAATCTCATAGCAAGGTATTTGCCAATTGCTTTCAGAAGGAACACCTGCTCTTCCAACAAGACACGGGCACCTCCACATATTACAGTCACCTTGGCCTTGGAAGAAACACTCCTTACAGGTGTACCCAATACCACCGCCAATTTCAACTTGAACATACTTATCTTGAGTAATTCTGATTGTATTTTGATAACCACCGAAACCAGGTTTTGCTGTACCAGAGTCTAAATGTCTAAAGCAACAGCAGCACTGATAGCACGAGTAACCTTTTACTACAGCTACGCAAGAATCTTGTTCAAAAGCATCAAACGAACAAGAACAATACTGAATTGGGTTTGTAGCTAGGTTAGAATCAGAAGTGATACTGGGGTCACCGTTCATGGCGGTAACTGTGTTATAACCTGCACAACTGCAGCAAGTTTCTGCGAATGAAACTGGTTCTCCCTTGCTTACCGCTGCGGAGGCAGAGTTAAGCTCCATGTATAGAGGTTGGGCTGATGGCCCACCCCCACCTACTCCTGTCAATTGAGACCCATCCCCAACAATAGTTGTTGCTGTTAGGGTGCCTGTAATACAAGCATCTTGAATGTTATTTAAACACCTGTTGTCATCAATAACGGTGCAACCGCATACCTTAATAGCCATCTTCGTGTATCCTCACTATTAGCTTATAGTCGCATTGGTGTTGACGTTTCCAAGCACGTCTAAATTACCAGAAGCATCTAATTTCATTTTATTGGTGCCCCCTGTCGCAAAGTACAGAGACCCTCCACTTTCAGTGATGGTCCAATCACCGAAGTCTGCACTAACCATACCCACTGTAGTAAAACTAGGGTTTTGAAGAACACTAAACTCAGTCCCTGTTAAGGTTAAGTTTGTTCCAGCTGAGTACACAGCAGTAGAGGCTACTTGAGTAAAGTGAATCTCAGTAGTGCCAAAGGTGATGGTATTTGGCGTGTTCATTACATACAGCTCACCAGCACCTGCTGCACCCTCTAGAACGAAGAATGCGTCACCCTTGCCGAAGGCATCAGGATCAGAAGGACCAGAAGTATCCGTATCAGTAGAACGGGTAAGAACCCAGTTAGTGCTTGCAGAACCAATATCTGTTACTGTGTAGACACCGTTTTGAGTTGCATCTGATTGCTCGTATACAAGAACACGGTCCCCTGAGACCATCGTGATGCCATCAATGACAAGAGCTGCTTGTGTCCCTGAGTTAGTAAGGGTAGCACCAACACCGTTAGTGCCGTTGTTGTAAGTAACATTTAGGTTACCTTCTTTTTCTACCCTAACTGGTTCGTGGTAGTGTATACCAGCCGATGCAATTGTGTCAACGTACTCTTTAGTAGCTAGCTGACAAGCTGTTGTAGGGTTAGCTGCTACACAGACAGAACCGAAACAAACATCAGAGGAGCTAAAATTGTCTAGTGTGGATACACATCCTGTAACGTTACCCTGAAGGTTTCCGTAAAAGTTAGTAGCACAGACGGATGTCGCATTAGTAATGCAGTAGGTAGATGCGTTTAGATTACCACCCAGATCAGGGCTAGAGTCTTGAACTAACTCTGTTAGAGCATCTCCTAGAGTAAAAGCAGCACTAACCCAAATTGAACCATTAAAAACTTTAAGTTGGCTTTCAGAGGTGTTCCAGTATATTGCACCAGTAAGAAGCGCATCACCATCATTATCAACAGTAGGGTTAGTCGCTTTTGGTCCTAAGTACCTATCGTCAAAAGCATCGTAGGATGCTGCAGCACTTGAGGCTGAGCTAGCAGAAGCCACTGCAGAGCTAGCTGCGTTTGTTTCGCTAGCTGAAGCATTGGCCTGAGATGTGGCAGCAGATACGGCAGCAGCAGCAGCATCCTCCCCAGAACCAAGAATAGCGTCAACATATGCTTTATTTGTGAGGTCTACGTTATTAACGGGCACATAGGCAGTTGTAACCTTAAAAGAACCCAAGTCTACCGCACCTGAGAGAGACCCCCCAGATAAGCTTAAGAAGTTTGTGTCCACATGGTTCTTAGTGACTGCATCTTGAGGCGAGGTAGGGTTACCAAGGCCAGTTATCCTACTTGTACCCATTTCAATGGCACCAGTCATGGTACCACCAGCTAGAGGTAACTTAGTTGCGATAGCAGTGTTCAAGGTAGCATAAGCATTGTCATCATCATTAAGTGCTGCAGCAATCTCGTTAAGAGTATCAAGGGTACCAGGAGCACCACCGATAAGACTGTTAATCTCAGAATCTACATAAAATTTCGTAGCAGCATCTTGATCAGAGACAGGATCAACGACATTAGAGATAGTTGCAGATGTAACGTCTAGCGTTCCATTGATCGTAACGTTATTGAAAGTAGAAGCACCAGATGAAGCTGTGACATTACCTGTAAGATCACCCGTAACATCACCAGTTACATCACCAGTTAGATTACCTGTGACGTTTCCTGTAACGGAACCGACAAGACTTGTACCAGTAATGGTAGTACCAGTGATAGCTGCAGGTGTTGTGTTCCCGATTACTGTTCCGTCAATAGTTCCTCCATTGATGTCAACAGTAGCAAGAGTAGCCTGACCAGATGTGGTGACTGTTGTAAAGCTACCAGCCGCTGCTGATGAAGCACCAATAGTAGTTCCGTCAATAGTACCTGCGTTAATGTCTACGGTTGCAATAGTTGCAGTTCCTGTAGAAGTTAAGTTAGGGACAGTCACTGTGTCAGAGAATGTTGAAACACCCGTAACTCCGAGAGTACCACTCAGAGTAGTGTTACCTGTTACACCAAAGGTGCCACCTATGGTGGCATTACCTGTGGTATCCATTGTAGTAAAGTCAGCAGCAGCAGGAGTAGTCCCACCGATTACTGTGTCATCAATAGTACCGCCTGTAATAACTACAGAGTCAATGTAACCAATACCGTCAATGTACAGGTCTTTGAACTCAGCACCTGTCGCACCAAGGTCAATATCGTTGTCTGTTACAGGAACGATAGATCCATCTTGAATACGAATCTGCTCTACAGCACTAGATCCGACCTCACTGTAAAAGCTGATCCTGTTATTTATAGCGTCAACAACAACTTTATTGTAAGCATCTGTGTCAGAGATGAGAGGGACGTATGCACCCTCTGTTGAGCTGCCATCATGCCTGTGTCCACTAGCGTGAACAAAAGCATCACGTAAAGCGTTATACTCTGCGTTAACTGGACCCGCTTTAATTACTGCGTTAGATACAATGTCGGCAACACTCTGCCTGCTATAACCTGCCATTTATCTTCTATCCCCCACGCCATATGTGACGACTATACCTTGAATGCTGTGTGATGCTGTTTGACCGTTAGTAACATAAGTAAATGAAACTGATTTACCTGACCCACTTATGTTTACTTTTTTAACGGGAGATGGGTTACCATCGAAGATAGCCGTACTATCGTACAAGGCCTCGTTGTAGTAAGCCGCTGCTTTTTCCGTAGTCAAATTATAGTTTGAGCTGGTAAGAACACTCGTATCTCCATAATCAAAAGAAATGGAAAGAATGATCTCAGTGTCTCCTTCTGACCTCAGGTAAGTTGAGATATCGTAGAATATCTTTCTTTGTTCTGGGTCACCCATGTAGTAGTACGGTGTCTGGAACGTACTGAATATGTCAGTACCACCAAAGCTGTTACCTTGCTCTTGTCTGTAAACTTTACCGTCAGACTCACCGTGAACAACGTACTCGTACTGACCAATGTACCCACTGTCTGCACAAGTAGGTTCGATACCTAGAAGCTGACCAAACTCAAAGCCAAGACCACCCTGTTGGTTTTCCCTGAAACCACCAATAATCCCTTGTGATTCTGCAGAAGCAAAGAAGAAACGTACCTGTGACTTCTGCCTAACAATGACTGTAGATAGACCGTCTAAATCAATATCAAAAACAATGTTAGTAAAGATTGACTGAATGTTCTTGGTCATAGACTCAAGGTTTACGTCACCAATCTTGTTGGTGCCTGAGATGGGTCTTAGACCATCCTGAGAAAGGAAGAGGAGGTCACCAGCTAGTTCAACAACACTATCTGTAGCCAAGCAGCCCAAGTCATCTGTAACGTTCTGGACAACAAAGTCAGATATGTTGTTACCTACTAACCTTCTGATGTTAGTTGTACCGAAAATGTACAGCTGATCTCTAAAAGGTTTGATGGCTACAATAGGGAAGCCTACGTTAATAACACCTGCACCATCTGCAGGATCAAAGCTTGTCTCATCAAGGGGAGCACTAAAGTAAAGGTTGTACGGCTCCGAGGAGTCACCTGAGAGAAAGACATGTCTCTTAAATACGGTAGAGTAAGAAGGTGCAGAAGGTGCCTGAGCGTGAGTAATCTGGGTGTATGTTGTTCCATCATACGTAGCTGCTGGGTTCACACCGTCAGTCAGCAGTAGCTTCTCACCTGACCAGTTGTACTTAGTAAACCTTACCTTCTTTACACCTACCATAGTAGGAGAACCAGAAGTAGTAACAGCTACCCAGTCTTCAGAGGTATTGTCCCAGTAGTGCAGGTAGTCATTGCCAGAAGAAGGCTTTCTAGCTGCAACGATACCATTGTTGATACCGTCTGATACTGCTACACCTAAGACGCCTCCTGTGCCTGGTACAGTTCCGTAGTCGTGGCTGTAGCCGCTGATACGTCTGTAACCACCAGTAATAGCTGGCTCGTAGTTGATTAAGTTAGTAGCTGATCCTGGTTGCCTCTCACCCTGTGACAAAACGTCTCTGTTGGTGTTAAGACCGCCCTCAGCAAATACTTTAAAGGAGCCTAAATTGTCTGGCATTACGTCACCCTTCCGAGGGTTACACTAGAGCCAGAGCTTCCTGAAAGAACAGTAGAACGAACTTGAAGGGGTTCATCAATAAGAACCCTACGCATTGTCTTAATGCCTTCTTCAAAGTTTTGTTGGTGGATTGATGCGCTCTGCTCGTTTGACCTAAAGCGCATCATGTACATCATCGCACCATCAACGACTACACTCTTAAACCTGTTCGGAATTATAGCTACATCATCGTAGTTCGTCAGATCATTCGGGAAGGACCAATACGAGTACTCTACTTCGTATGCTGAATTAGGAAGAGGAGTCACACCAAACTTTTCTTCATTTGTTTGGTACACAAAATTAGGTGCTGAAACACCAGATGCGCTTGCTGAGTCATCCGAGACACGGTACTTTTGGATGTACTCATCGTAAGCGATAGCTGGTAGGAAGCTAGGGGAGTTTCCTAAGGAAGAAGACTTCTTAAGGAAGAACGTTTCCCAGTCCACACTAGAATAGTCAGAAGGAAAACTGTAAGTGCTTACACCAGCAGTCAAAGGCTGTGTGTAAGTAGTACGCAGAAAAGGCCACTCTTGGCCTGTCTGAAGGATAGACCGGATAGAGTTGTTAATAGAATCCTTGGCAAGAGCCTGTACGTTACGAACAGAATCAAAGCCATCGCCCTCAGTATCCAAGGTGACTTCGTTAAGTCTGCGGAGTAGTTCGTTAACTAATGAAACGTAGGTTGCCATCTTTGTATCCTAAAAATAGGTAAGCTGAAGGGCCAGCCCCTTGACGAGACCAGCCCAACAGATTAGGTAGGTTTAGGCTAGGTTATATCTAGCTGTAACCAGTGCTTCTGGACGCAGAATCTTGCGCCCATACAGATGCATACCACGAACAATGTCAGCAAAGCTGTCTGGGTCACGATATGTTTCTGTTTTGTTGATCTGCTCAGCAGTAGCAACTGCAGAGTCATGACCAGCTACGATAGCACCAAAGTTAGTGGACTGTGCTGCTGTACCTGTTGTATCTGCACCAGTACCGATAGAAGGCAAGTTGTTAGACACATAGACACGGAAGCCATTCCAGTTGTTGATAACCAGACCGTTACGAAGGGCACCTGAAGAACCGAAGTCAGAATTCAAGAAACGTGAATCTTCGTCCATCAAGATTTCCATCATGATCGGGTCAATTACGACCCATCTACCGTCTTTATCAACAGACTTCTGGTCAAGCAAACGACCCATACGTGCAATCAACATTGTTGGTGATACGTATGCTGTTGGAAGTGCTGTTGCACCAGGCAAACGAGCAGCAACTGGGATAGAGTCACCAGCTACACCAGCAGTTGTGATGTTGCCGAAGTCTGGGCGTGACAGTTTATTAACAGCCAAGAGTTCGTCAGAACCAGCAGTTGTGTCTGCTTTGGTGCCGTTTACAGTGTCATTCACTGTGTCTGCGTTACCATGCAGAGCAGACTGTTTGTAGCCTGTCAGGTAACCCAGAACTTCTTGGTCATGCTGGTCAGCCAAGCGGAAAGCCGCACGGTTGGTAGCAAGATCAATAAAATTCACATGTGAATGGGCCTCCTCGATATCGTCCATTTTAAAAGCAAAATAGTTAGCTTTATCAACGACTAAGGAGAAGTCAGCATCTGTAAGGTCTTGTGCAGCAATGGTTGTACCACGTGCATAAGCAGATACGCTCACCTCTGGCTCTTTAATAATTTTGACGGTATCGCCTTGGTTTGCAATCTCACCAAAATAATCACTATTGGTGATATCACCTACAACTGTGCTCTTTCTGAACGCCAGCTGAGTTTTCTTAGAATAAATGACACTTGAAAAGTTGCCATTGGGGAGGTTGGTGTAACCCCCTGCGGATGCGAAAGCCATGTGAAATCCTCCATGATGTTGGCTTTTTGAATAAAAGCTAAACACCTTAAAGAGGCTGTTACTTTTCTAGGGTGCAGAAGATACTCAGTTGGCCAACCGAATATCTACTGGGCCTATACTTGAACAGGTAGTTCTTTATAGTTTAGACTTTTTAAAGGGAAAAGTATCAATAGAGGTAGTCCACGAGGGAGGCTCTATACAAGATACGAGTAGTTATAGTTAAGACACGGCCAGTGTCAACTATTTATCTGGCACCGCCAGACATATCGTAGACGAATTTACCTTTTCTCATTGCTTCAGTAATTTCGTCCTGACGATCCTCAAACTCTTTTGTTGTCATCTTGGCTACATCAGACTCTTTAATCTGTCCTTGCAACCCTTTTGCATCAATAGAGGTTCGAGTTCCTTTGGTAACAGTAGAAGCAGCAGCCTTCTTAGATTGTCTCTTGGCTGCTGGTGTCATACCGTTATCAACTTTGTAAAGATCAATAACACGAATTACAGACGCTGGGTCATCCATGTTCTCATACAGAGCATCTTTAACCCACTTAGGCTGTTCGTCAGCCCAATCGTGGAAGCTCTCTGAGGATCTTAATTCATCGAAGTCATCATGTGTCTTACGGATCTGGTTCTCAGCTTTTATCCGTAGAGCTTCATTATGAGCATCATCTAATTCTGTTAAACGTGACTCAGCTTTACTAAATAGTTCTTTAGCTTTCTTAGCTGCGATTGTTTCTACAATACCTGCTACGTCTGGGTATTGTTTAGCCCAAGCCTCAATGTCTTCATCAGACTTAGGAGGAACAATACTAGCACGTTTAGTCTTAGTACTTAGAGCTTCTAACTTATCGTTAAACTCTTTCTCTTTCTCCTGCATGTGCCTGCGCAAGTCACCGTAACGCTTCTTAAAGGATTTCTCCTCAGCACTCAGGTTAGAGTCATCTTCTTGTGTTTCAGATGCCTCTTGGGTTTCTTCTTGTTGGGTATCGTCAGAGGCCTGTACCGAGGTGTCCTCAGTGCTTTCGCCACCGGATTCACTTTCAGTAACTTCTTCACCACGGGCCTCTGCCTCAAGACGAGCAATCTCTGCTTCTTCTTGTTCTAGTCTCTTTTGTTTACGGGAGTAGTTGGAACCCCTCTGTACAAAACCTGCAGATTTAGGTGATTCCATTGTTGTCATGTTAGCCATAGTCTTTCCTTATGTTGGGGCCAGCAGTATTGCTGGGTAGCCTTATTATTTTATGGTAGTTATTTCTTCTTTTTCTTTGGGGCCATCAGGCCACCCTTGTTGTACCCATCTTCATCTGCTGTAGCAACAACTGCGTCATCACCAGATCCGTATGTCATTGACTGAGTAGTGTGGCCCCCAGCATCTGTATCTATAGAGACAGCTGTCACTGGGAAGAGGCCACCGTCATCGTCATCACCACTACTATTTTGCATATCCTTAAGTATTGAGTCAGCCTTAGCCTTGTTATCCATTCCTGCTCGTTTTGCAGCAATTTCATTAAACTTTACTTGCTGTGGTGTGTAAGTAATTCTACCTGTTTTAGGATCTCTGCTATACTGAAGTCCCATTCGATCCATAACGGTTAGAGCATTCTTATTACTCTCACCTCTAAGGTCATCAAAGAAATCTACAATGGCTGGTTGCTCAGCCATAAATTTTGAAACCATACTATCAATAGATTTAGCCTGTTCATCCATACCTTGAGCACGGGCAAGCTCTGCTGCAGCTCTTAGGTTAGATACTTGACTTAAGGCCTGAATACCTAGACCTGCTCCTACTGCTGCAACACCAATGGGGCCAGCAAGGGCTGAGAGACCTTGAAGTACACTTCTTGTACCTCTGCCCATCTGCCCTTCAATAACACTATTTGCGTAGGCCATTGGATCGGACCAGTCTACTCCTAGACCCCAGTCTTTAGGATCTTCACCCTTGGCTGGCTCAGGGAAGTCTGGCTTATCATCGTTGTTGTTTCTTGATTGAGCCTGAGCTTTCTTAAGAGCAGAAGAGCCTTGTTCATAATAAGGAGGTTGAGTAAACTTTTCCATTGCTGGGTTCTTAAGATTACCATCAACAAACTCTACAATCTGTGTACTTCCATCAACAGAGTTAATAAATGTTTTAAAGGTTGTTACACTGTCTTGTTGTGCCTGTTGCCCCTGATTGTTAAAGGTAGAACCACCTACTACAGCAAAGGCTGAAGGATCAAAGGTAGAAGATGGGGCAGTTAAACCAGCCTGATTAAACCCTTGCATCATACCGCCTTGATTGGCTTGTACTGGTGCAGGAGCTTGACCCATGTTCTGTTGTATCTGTTGAGGAGATAACGGTTCTCCACCTATTCTACCATTTTGCTCCATACCCTGCAAGCCTGACTTTGCTTTGCTACGAAGATCTTCAAAGAAGTTCACTCCATAGAAACGAAGAACATCAGCAGGTACTACGTACTCCCCTTCAGACAACATAGCAGGAATATCATCCCTAACTTCCTTAGCCATAGAACCAGGAGGGATCTCATTACCAGAAACAGGATCTCTCCTCATACCATCGTCTTTGATGCCACCTTGCTTCATGAAGGCCATTTCCATTTGATTCTTCATTACTTCTCCGCCTTCTGCATACCCTGTGGTAGGTAATTTATGTACAGTAACGCCAGCTGCACCTAACTTATTATTAACTACATCAAAACTTTCACCTAGTGTTTCCTGTAGGTATTCTTTTAGTTCTGCTTGTGTAAAACCTTTTTGATACGTGTCTTTAGATGTAATTATAGACATTGGCTCTGGGCCAGGTTTACCCTTAGCAGCCATCACATCTCTGCCTCTAGTAGTAATAATAGCTCTACCGTTAGGTTCTAAAATACGACCTATATCTTTTACTATGGTATCCCTTACGTCTTTTGGTACTACGTTAAGAACGTTAAGGTTAGTTATCTTTTTATACGAGTTTGAAGGTATTTCAGAGGGATCATTAAAGTCTGGTTTAAAATCTTCTTTAGGGAAAGGTTCGTAGGTATCAAAACCCAATTCTTTCTTAGACAGACCTAGCCCCGCCCCGAAGTCTAGTGTCTTACCCTCACCAGATAACTCTGTAAGAAGAGTGTCTGCTTTTTTATAGGTAGGTAAGGTACCAGCTATCTGTGTACGTGCAGCATTTTCTGCAGGAGGTAAATCTGCTTCTGTTACATCGTCTTGCTTAGGCTTCAACCTAACATTACCAAGACCAGAACCCATAGCATTAGGGTCAACCTCTACACGCTTAGCTACGTCAAATACTTCTTTAGCGCCTTTCTTAATGGCTTTAGCAGCAGCGTCACCTATACCAGGAACAAGACCTACAAGAGCTGCACCTCCCAGTGCGCCTGCTAAGTAATAATTAGGTTCATCCTTTTGTAGTTCATCATAGACTTCTTTAGCAGCCAGAGCGTCACCAATGATAGGTGTCATTTCAGCAACAAAAGTAGCAGCATCTCTAAAGGATACCTCTGGAATGTCTACTGCAAGGTTTTTACCCTCTGCTGCCCACCCTAAGGCTTCTTCAGTTTGAGAAGCTACGTCACCACCTTCGTTAAAGTTTAAAGACTTACTTCTTTCTACAGCAGACTTTATAGCATCTTCTTTACTTTTATGGGTACTTGTTGGTTCTATAACCTCAGCATCTAACATCATGCGAAGTATGTCATCGTCATAGGCATACCCATTATGTATGGTAGGTACGTTGATCCACTTACCTTTATATTTAAAAGTAGTAGACTTTTCAGATACCATTTCACCTTCAGGTGTTTTGTAGACATCCCTACCTGCTTGTGTTTTTGAGCCTGTCTTGGTACCTACTTCAGCCATTTACTTTTTCCCTGAGATACTTAAAGTTATTTAAGCAAGCTGCCTGACCTTGCAGCCTATACAGATCATCTGAGGATTGGGCTTGTTCCATCTGTCTGTGAACTTCGTGTAGTCTGGAATTAATCTCTGCAAGAAATGACTCCCAGAGATCTTTGTTGTTCACTAAAGGTTTTAGATTATCCATTACTGCGCTGAGCCTTGTCCTGTGTTAGCTGAGAAACCAGGCTCACCAGGCGTAGGAGCCGTTCCTGTGCCCATTTGCCCTCCACCGGACCCTTGGGTGTCCTGAACCTGAACCCCTGCTGGAGCACCCTGTGGGCCTGCCTGAGGAGGTGCTGGGGGTGGTGGGTTCTCTGCTTGGAACTTCTTGAGGATCTCAGCCTGAATTGCTGCATCTGTCATAGAGTTTGCTACCTTGTCAGGATCAAGATCCATA